GATCTCATCCATAAGCGACCCGGCGCGGGGCATAACCGACATATCCGAAGGGGAGGACGCGCCGCTGACAGCCGATGAAATGCTGGCAAAGAACTCCGAAACATGCCGGGGCATCCTAGTAAACGGCTTCAAGTCCGCAATCAAAGGCGACGGCCTGCAACCATACCGCATGAACGAGGACGACCAGAAGAACATCCTCGGCTACATCAGCATGATAACGCTCGGCCTGATGCAGGACCCGACGGGGGCGTCAATCCCGACGTTCGAGTGGAAAAACGCGACACAGGTGAAGTGCGAACCCGACTGGGGCTACCTGCAGATACTCGACCTGTTCCAAGGGTACGGCGCGTGGAAGGCGGCGGTCCTGAAACGCCAGGACGAGATAAAAGAGCGGATACTAGGCGCAAAGACGGACGAGGAACTCATGACGCTGGCGATCGACTACGGCGACCTGCTGGAGTTCGAGTAGGCAAGCCCGGCGGCATAACAAACATTTCGGGAGGTGGGCGCGGCATGACTTTAGGCGAGGCGCTGCTCATGGCAATGCGCGAAACGAACAACTATTTTAAGCAAACAAGCGAATCGGGGGAGTACGGCATATCCGACGGCATAATCGCGCTGAAAAACGGCTATCTGCCCGGGCAGTGGATCGCGATAACCGGGTCAAAGCTCAACGACGGCGTATACCGCGTGGAGGGCGCAGCCAATGGCGTGTACGCGCTTTCCGGCGGGAGCGGCGACAATACGCCCACCCGGGACGAAGGCGCATTCACGGGTACCGTATACGGCCTCGGTGTGCCCCCCGGGTTCATACGGCTATGCGAGGACATCAAGGCGTTCGATGAGGGCGCGGGGAGGCCTACGGCGTACACGAGCGAATCCGTGGCGAACCTGCACAGCTGGTCACGCGGCACAAACCCCGTTACAGGCACGCCGATTGGATGGGCGGAGGCCTTTTCCGCCCGTCTTGCGCCGTTCCGCCGGATGTTCGCGCAGATTGACATTTAGGGGGGTTGCGGGGACATGGCGATAAAAGACTACTTCGAGGAACATTGCCTGCAAGAGAAAACATTCGCGCCGTCGGGGTTCCCGCCGCCCGACGACAAGGTCTGCAAGCACGTGGACGGCGCAGAGGTGCGCGGCCTGTTCGTGCAGTCGCAGTCTGACAACGTGATTGTCGCGTCCGCGCGGGGGATAAAGACGCGGGGCAGGTTCGCCGCGCCCCCGGATGCCCCCTTGAGCGACGGCGACGTGGTCAGGCGCAAGCGCGACGGGCTGCTAATCAGGATCATAGGCGACCCAATCCAATCGCCCGCCCAAGCGGAAAGCAGTTTCAAAACTTTTGCGGCCGAGGCCGCGGACAGGGGTGATGTCGTTGAATGACATGCGAAAAACGCTTGCCGGGTTCTGGGGAGGCTTCTTGAACCGCGAGGGGGAGCCCCCGAAAAACACGCCCATCCCAGCGTGGCAGGAGGGCTACGTGCCGCCGGAAGATGCAGACGCCTACCCGCGCATAACATACGATTTGGCGGGCCCGGAGTTCGGCGACTTCGCGATCCTGTCCGCTTCGATATGGGACAGGCGGCAGCAGGTGGGGTTCTTCGGGCTCGTTGACGACGTGCTTTTGCAGGCCGCCGAGAAGATACCGCCGGTGGCCGGCATACTGCTGCGGCTGGAACGCGGGACGCTCTGGGTCCGGCGCGGCAACCCGTTCTCGCATTATCTCGACGACCCCGACGACCAGCACATAACACGCGGGATCATGCGCGTGGTTGTAAGCCTCGCGCAATAAAATTAGGAGGATGTATCATGTCAAAATCAGCAAAATTCAGCAGCGTTTGGGACAAGGCCGCCAAAAACCCCGGACGGCGGAAACCGGGAACGGGCAAGAAACCCAAGCCGAAGGGGGCCGCGCCGGTAGCGGCGGCAAACAACGAAAACAAGGAGGGGCATAAGGATGTCTGAAAAAGTATTGTACGGGCTGACTGGTGACACGTTCAAGTCCATCCAGTTCGGCGCCGGGGCGATTTTCAAGAACCTAGAATACCAGGACGTGAGGACGATGTCTGACTTCAACGCGCTGCTTACGGCGGCGGCGGCTGAGGGGCGCATGTTGGGCGCGACCGACGGCGGCATCAAAGTGAACATCTCCGCGACTTACGGCAGGCCTTCGCTCGACGGGCTCGGGTCCATCCCGTTCAAGGGCGGGCTTTTGCCCGAGAGCCTCGAATGCTACATCGAGGCGACGCTCAAGGAGGTTTCGCCGTCGAAGATGCAGAGCATATTCCCGACTTCGCGCTTCGCGATGGAAGACGGCGACAATGCGATATCGCAGCGGATCAACCTGAACATCTCAAACGAGGACTACGCGGACAACGTGACGTGGGTCGCGACGACCAACTTCGGGTACATCATGGTGGCGCTTTTCAACGCGTTCGGGCGCGCGGACGGCGCGATCTCGTCGGTGGACGGCGTCGCGGGCGGCGGCATCCCGTACAGGGCGGACGGAAACGTGGGGGATTTCCACGAAACGGAGTTCATCCCAGCCGAGGTCAAGTATTATTTCACCAATGTGGACGACGCAGCGGCGGAGTTCGACAAGATTGAGGAGTACAAGGTAGTCATGCCCCAGCCGTAATGCCGTGATGTGGCTTAGTGGTTAGTTCCGGAATTCAAACTAAGAAGCCGCAGTTTCGGAATTCGTTTGTAGGGAACGGTTATCGACCGTTACGTTCATGCGGCCAAGGGGGTAAATACGAAAACAGCGGCCGGTGGCCAATGGCCAGCGGTCAGCAGGCGAAGGCACGAAGAATGCCCCATAACCCGCGGGTGCCCTTCGCGGAAAGGCAGATTGCAAACATGAAAATATCACAGATGACGGCGGACCACGTCGCGGACGTGCTGACGACGGCCGCGGTGGAGCTCGAGCCGATACTCGAAGACAAAAAGCTGATGTCGCTATCGACGGACACCAAGCGGCTAGATGACGAGCCGCAATTGGATTACGGGATGCGCGTCGCAAAGCTTTTGCTCGGCACGGTGGCGCTGTTCAGCAAAACGTACCTGCAGGGGATATACCGCGTGCTCGCGGCGTTTTTCCAATGCACGCCCGACGAGGTCGGGCAAATGCCGCTCCTGGAAATCTTGGGGCAGGTCAAGGACAGCCTCAACGACGAGGTTTTCCTTGGTTTTTTTCCATCCTTAAAGCCATCGGCGCCGCAAGAATCGTCCGATACCTCGGAGAGTCCCGCGCCCTCCGAGCGACGGCGGCGCTGGTTTACGTCATCGAAAAATTCAAGCAAGAGCAAGAGGTAGAGCATCGGCGGGATTACGACTCGTTGATGCTCTACTGCATCGCGCAGCCGACGCGCAAGAACCCGGACGCGCTGCAGCGCTTCGAAAAGCTTTACGGGGAAAAGAAAAAGCAGGCAAAGCGCGAAAAGACCGGGGACGAGCTGGCTGACGAGTTCTTCGGGGGGATGAAAGGCGGGTGACGCAGTGAAGCTATTTGATGTATTCGCGGCAATAGGGTTAAAAGCCGACGAGTTCAACAAGGGCATCGACGATGCGACGAAGAAGGGCGAGGGCTTTGCTGCAGGCTTCGGCAAGGCTGTGGCAACGGCCACTGCCGCGCTTGCGGCAGCGGGCGGCGCGGCGGCCGCCTTTGCGTTGAAGACAGGAATGAGCTATGAGGCAGCAATGTCGCAAGTCGCCGCGACAATGGGCATCGCAGCCAATGCGGGCGATGAAGCGTTTTCCATGCTCTCGGCAGCAGCGCAGGAAGCGGGTGCGACAACGCAGTTCACCGCCACGCAGGCAGCGGAAGCACTGAACTACCTTGCGCTTGCTGGCTACAGCGCAGAGAAATCAGTCGAAGCTTTGCCTAAGGTCCTCAACCTCGCTGCCGCCGGCGGCCTCGATTTGGCTTATGCATCCGACCTCGTGACCGACAGCATGTCGGCGCTTGGAATCGGCATGGATCGGCTGGAGCAGTTCACCGATGAGCTGGCGCGCACGTCCCAAAGGTCGAACACCAACGTCGGCCAGTTGGGGGAAGCGATCCTCACAGTTGGCGGCACGGCAAAGATACTGTCCGGCGAGACCGTGGAGCTCAACACCGTGCTGGGGCTGTTTGCGGACAACGGCGTGAAAGGGAGCGAAGCCGGGACTGCCCTTAGGAACGTGATTAACAGCCTTGCGGGCCCGACGGACAAGGCGAAAGCCCTGCTTCAGGAACTCGGGGTTTCCGTGGAAGACGCCGCGACGGGACAGATGCGGCCCATGCAGGATATCATGCGCGATATCGAAGAGGGGCTCAACGAGATAGGCGCGACGGCGGGGACTGTGGCAAGGGCGGACTACCTCAACCAGATTTTCGATGCTAGGAGCCTAAAGTCGGTAAATGCACTGCTGGGCACAAGCGGCGAGCGCTGGAACGAGCTGGCCAACGAGATAGAAAACGCGAACGGCGCGGCGCAGGCCATGTCGGAGACGATGGTGGACAATCTCAAAGGCGATATGACGATGCTGGGGTCCGCGCTTGAGGGCTTGGCAATCCAGTTTTACGAAAGCTTCAACGAACCGCTGAGGCAGGCGGTGCAATCCGGGATAGATGCCGTGGCCAGGCTGTCGAAGGAGTTTTCCAACCCGGCGATGGCATCGTCGCTGAAGTCTTTGGCGAGCGGTTTTTCCTCGCTGGTTTCGACAATCGCGGATTTGGCGGTAAAGATTATACCTTTGATGGTCAAGGCCTTCGACATTGCGTTCAAGGCGGTAAACGCGGTACTGCCCATTGTGAACGCGGTGGCGGGCGCAGTCGGCTTCCTCGCGGACCACCTCGACAAGCTGGCCGTGGTCGCGGGCATCGTTGCCACGGCGTTCG